CTACACCTTTAAGATCATCCTTGAGAATACTATTTTTTTCTTTTAAAATCTGATTCATTTTAGAAAAGACATTAATGTCCAGAAGATCCTCGATAACATCACGCCTATGCTGTGCAGGGAGCTGCATGAAAGGAATGAAGGAGGAAGATCCAAGCACAACAATTTGGTGGAACGACTTATGGTTCAACTTAATGATGTTTTGTTCGAGGATCTTCTGGTACTCTTTGGCATGTGATGACTGATTAATCATCGTGCCGTCTTTCCATATTTCAAACTTATTAGGTTTGATGCCACGTACGACCTTGTATGCCGAACCTGACACATTAAACTCAATAGCTACTATACAATCTTTATTGTTAATTGTATTAACCAATTGTGGCTTACTAATATTTCTATGTGCTTTACCGAATAAGGCAAACGATAAAGCATCTAGCATAGTAGATTTACCAGAACCATTATGGCCAACAATTAAATTGGATTTATGGTTAACGAAGTTAATACTACTATAGGAATTTCCGGTTGAAAGGAAATTTTTCCATTTTAGGTTTTCAAATATAATCATACTATTTCTAAGGTTTGTGCCTCAATCATAAGATCGTACATTTCTTTTTTAATGCGATCTTTGTCTAATTCAGTCTCTACGTTATCTACATAAGAGTTAAGCAGTGTACTAGTATCATCCATAGAGATATTATCATCTTCAACATTAGCGCCAATAAATTCAGCGAAATTCTCTTGTATTTTTAGTTCGTGAATGTTCCTGTTATTAATTCTATCAATAAAACGATCAAATGTAAACAGGTCATTTTTGTTTATTACAACTATTTTTACAAATTTATTATCTAGTTGCTTTGTGTCAAATTTACTGTAATCAGTATTCCTGTCATCGTATGTGATTCTATGGAATAGTGTATGAGGGTTTCTGACAGCTTCTAGCTCTCTAGTTTCGGTGTCAAGAATATGAAAATACTTTTTATCATGTGCGTCATTCCAGAAGAACTCCATTTGTGAGCCAAGATAAGTGATATTATTTTGATTTGATTTGGTATGAAAATGGCCAGAAAGAACTGCCTCAAATCTTTTAAAGAGTTCTGGATTAAGTCCGTGTTCGTTCTTAATGCCTTTCATCATTTCATAGCCACTAATTTCAAAATGACCGGCTAGCCAATCACATTTAGCATTAGCAATAAAATCTAATGACTGCTTCTCGTTAGCAGCTGAGATCCAAGGAACTAGCCCCATATTAAACCCATCATAGCATTGCACCATAGGTTCATGAATAATATTTATTTCATTCATGTAATGACCTAATAGCTCTTTTAGGCTGTTCAAATCATTTGTATTTTTATAGAAGGTATCATGGTTACCACAGATAATATCCATAGTAATACCATAGTCTCTTAACGGTTTAAGAAAGTGATGCCTGTTACGGTTAAGAGCACGGAAGTTGACAAACTTCCGGTTATCGTAGTAATCACCAAGATGCACAATATGCTTAATATTATGTTCCAAAAGATAAGGAAACAATACATCAGAATAAAATTTCTCTGCATTATCGAGAAATACGTCAGAGCTGTTGCGGATACCACAATGAGTGTCATTTAGAATACATATCTTCATTTAATTCATTCTCTAGTTGAACAATCTGTTCTTTCAATTTTAGTTTAGTCTTTTTAAGAAAAGAAACCCTAAGATGTGCATAAGGTCCTAAGTCTTTTATTTTTATATCTAACTCAGCATGGGTTTTTTTAAGGCTATCTAATCTTGATTTTTTATTCATCTTCGAAAAAACCTGCTAGACTTGAATCACTTTTAAAGCTGCGCCTTTTTCTAGTTTTTTGTTCTTTTGCATAGCTTTTAAATTTAGTGTCTTTTTCTTTAATTTTATCCATACGATCTTTTAACTGATCTAAAAATGTATTCATTACATTCGTAGCTGCTATATCATTAACATCACCATAGACATACTGCTCAATACCAGATTGTGAAAGATATTTAAATTTTAGATCTTGCTGTTTCTTTTCTTTTTCAATTCTACGTAAAAATGCATACCATGAAATTTGAGTAAAATACGCAAATGCATTTGGCTTACCCGTACGTGTGGCCACGTCTACATTATAATTATCAATAGCTTTAAGACAATTCTCGACTGCATCCATTACCATTTCTTCGCGGTAAGTGTATCGAATAAAATTCGACTTGTGCGATAGTCCCTCTGCAATCTTAAGAAAGCATTGGGCAATATAATCAGGAACTAAAGGAAGAGAGACATCATTTTCTTTTGCCTCTTTTAATCCTTTACAATAGTCAACAACTGCTTGTGAAAACTCAGCATTATTAACGTAGTGAATGCTTTTCTTTTTTGCCATAACGAATCCTTCATATATTAGTTATATTCTATCATATGTCATGTAGTATGTACACAGTAAAAAAAATTAATTTTATGCGTTTTTAGTATGTACAAACCGGCCAGACAGTGTATAATAAATTAAGAGTTTTTTGGTGGGGATAGTATACCCTTAATGCATTTTATCTTTATTAGGAAATACGATAACGTTTTCATCTTCTAATGAATCTAAATCTGCTTCATTCATTTCAAGTTCTATTTCTTCGGTAGATAGGTCCTCAGTTTCTTTTTCTGCATCGATCGACTGTTTATAATGATCAATCAGATTAGATACTGGATTAGCTTCAGATGTTATGTGCTGAGAATTAATTGATTGATATATACCATCTTGCATTTGCAGCGTATACCACGGCCTAAGAGAATGGATCCTATAGCCATTTGAGGGATTATAAAAGACTTTTATTTCATATACATTACGCACAATAATATCAGCATAATCATCTTCTTCAGCCGGCCATTCTACAACCTCACAGATAATTTCATCACCTGACAACAACTTAAACTGTTTTAACTGCTTATCCATCTAAATCTACCTTAATAATTTTATAGTTAAACTGTTCTTTTTCGTATATCTTTACTCGCTGAGCTCCATGCCCTAATGTATAATTTTTTCTTGACTTCCAGTGCAGATCATCGGTAAGATCGTAGAGGGTTGTTTTTCTACCGTCGTCCGAGACTCTAAGACCACGTCCAATACTCTGCAGAACTTTGATTTGGGATTTGCTTGGTGAAGCGAATATAATATTATGCAAATTCCGTATATTAATACCAGTGCTAAAAGTTCCCAAGGAGGCCACGATAATCGCATCTTTTTGTTTCTCAACTATTTTACGTATTGCTTCTCTATCTGCAGTATCAACCTCTCCTGATACAAAATAAACTTTTCTATCACCGCTTACCTTCTTATTTATCATTTCATAAAGGGGTTTTCCATGAGCATCCACACGTAAGAATAAAACCAGAGTGTTTCCGTTAGAATCAATAGCCAAATTACGAACGAGGCGATTACGAGACTCATTTCCGATAATGAAATCAATTTCATCTTGATATGACTTTTTACCAAATTCTTCCCTTACCTTCTTTGAGTAATTTAATAAAAGAACCTTTATATCTAACGGCGCAAGTGTGCCATCGTCTTGTAAGTTTTTAGTTTTAGTAACTTGATACACTGGCCCGAACAGTCCTTCAAGTACTAACTTATGCGTCTGTGTACCGTCTAAAGTTCCAGTTGTACCGAACCTATACTTTGCTTCTGTGGCTTTATTCATAATTGACGACAGCGACTTGGATTTAAATCCATGGCACTCGTCACCTATAACCATACCAAATTGTTCAAACCATTTCTTAGGGTATTTATATATACTTTGCCAAGTAGATATTATAATGGCCTTGTCAGTATTCTTATCCTTTCCGGAATATATTCTATGCATGCCTTCAGGATTTTGGCCATAGTCAACAAAGTCTTGGTGCATTTGCTCAACTAATGATGTAGTTGGCACGATAACTAATATTCTACTACCTTTAGGATAGCCTACACCTTCTGTGATGTATTGTAACCAGTACTTGGCTAGCAGATAAATAATGAATGACTTCCCTGATCCTGTAGGAGATAAAAGAATTGCTCGAGTTCGTGTTAGGGCTGTTTCAATCGCATCGTATTGATATTCTCGAGGCTGAAATGGAAGTGCTTCGTCAGCTAGTAGATGAGGTATATCTTGAAGAGATGGTTTCGCCGGAACAGGAAAGCCATAGCTTGACCCTTCAGTGTCAACAGAATATGACCGCTCAGCTGCAAACTTTATTAAATATACATATAGCCCAGCAGAGAGCTCTCCAGTTATGCGATTAAATAATCTTATTTTACCGTCCCATATTTTATGCTTATAGGCTGGCATGAACTTGTAACCTGGCACGTAAAAAGAAAAATATTCAGATAATTCTGCAGCATAACCGGGCTCACAGTCTACATACAACATACTATAATCTTTTAAAC